CGGCCATTCAGACAGAAATCTTAATCTGTCCACCTACACGACCACAGTGTAGTAAAGTGTTCATAGCACACTTGTAAAAAGCTAGTCTCCTTGTCGGCGGGGGAGACGGCGTGTTGGGGCAGGTGGTGCTGCCTCGTAGTAAACACGTGGTAGTCCCGTCCAGAAATACGTTTGGAAATCTTCGCCAGCGGCGCACCAGAATTCCATCGGATCTGTCTCGGACTGATTTGAGAAGATCATGAGATCAGCACCCTCACTCTGTAGAGTGGTGGTGTAGTTCTCAGTCTTCCCGGGCACGAACCTATAGTACGAGTAGAATGGTACTTCATACTCGAGAACATTGTTCACTTTGTCGTTAGTATAACAACAGCCACGTGTGCCTGCAACTGCATAGTTGGTTAGTTGGTTGCCAACCCCCTTTTGCGTGATGCAGGAATGAGCACCAGAGTTCTGGTCGTACGCTGTAGCCGAAACTTCAGTATGATAGTAACCTTTCTCTCCAATTGGTGCTCGTTGGGCATATAGAGCGATCTTAGTTTGAACGCTCCCACCGTTGCCTCTCGGGATGAGTTTCCATCGTATGGAACCTCGCCATCCAGAGAAGGCTAGGGTGACCCAATGCAGCAGTACCGTATTACAATAATTGTAAGCGTCAAACGCTCCAGTTGTGTGTACGGCACCTAACACGTTGCCACGCAGGTAAGGAAAACCTGGGTGGCGCATACGTGTACGTGCTGCTTGTGCGGATGTGGTGTCCACGACAGCCGTGTGTAAATTGTAGCGTTTCAACAGAGTTCGAAAACTCAATATTGATTCACCAGTATACACTAGTCCTAGCTTGTCATGGTTGGATAAACCAACACCCAACGTATCTGACGCTTCTTGTTGAGGCGCGTCAGGCTCCTCAGTCCCAAACGATTCGGGTACTTCCTCAGCTCCTCCAGATTGTGGTTTGAACACAAAGTTCTGAAAGGAGTCCTCAGGAACGAACACTTCAAAATCATCGCCCATGGAGACATAGACGTTGACTTGAATATCATTGTTGACTGTGGAGTTGGGGGTGGTGAGTTCATTCACAACATAAACTCCCACCACACCATTACCTTCTTCTGCACTTGCATACGGAGTTGTAGAGTACATCTGCGTTACCGAGTCGACACCAGGTTCGTGTCGTGTAAGTAGAGATCTGTTCTGACCATTGCCAAATGACATGGTGAAATCAGCTTTCTCCGCTATATCTACGATCTCGATATAATTGGTGTTGTACTCGTTAGAAGCTAAGAAGTGTGGATCATACACAATCTTTATTCTGCCCTTGTGGAACGCAGAAGCAACGATCTGGAACCTGAAGTTCATAGTCCCAGTCCAGTACTTAAACGGCAAAGCCGCCATAGCACAGGCTGGAAAATGGAACCCATTAGGTGTCAGACCATCTTCTGCCCACGTGACAGGATCGATACGTGCATTCCAGAGTAAGGTTTCTGGTGCTGTTCCCATAGCCCAATCGAAGGTAGTTAAGTAGGACTCACGTTTTGCTATCTCTTTGATGGCTAGACTATCAGTATTGCCAAGTCCAGAGATTCGTGGATCGATACACAACTCTTGCTTGTCATCAACAGTCATCTTCTGTGCGTTGTCTGGCACATTAGTTACTGCTAATGACGATGCGGGTGTGGGTCTATAGGGTTCGGGTGCTTTCGTTATCGCAGGTCTACAATAGCCGAACATCTTGGCTATTTCTGCAGTAGATTCTGCGGCAATAGCAGTGGCTGTAGCAAACGGTGTGAGTGGCGGATATAATGCTGCCACACAGGCCATTTCAGCCAGTGCTGTTGCTGGACCGGAGATTGTTCCTTCATGGTTTGCCTCATCAACCTCGGAAGCCTTACCACTCTGAGGAATCAGAGTACCAGGTTCTCGAGATGTGAGCACACTCATGGTGACATCTTCGATCCAGGCGAAAACGGAGATTGTGACTTTGTCTGAAGCACCATTTGCGTGCTTTAGGTCATTGATCGACCTAACAGTCAAGTCACCCATCAACTGCCAATCACTCTCAGGAATAGACATGCTGTTCTCATGATAGAAGAAAGGTAGTTTGAGTTCTCCACCCGTGGACGTCGTTGGATTTAAGTATATATGCGGCTGTTGTGAAGCCTGCACAATATCCTGACTCACCAATGCAGCATTGGATGACAAAGTGTCAAACAATGGAAATGGTAAGTACGACGCGATGGCTCTCCCATATTGAAACCCGTTACCGTTTATCACAATTTTTACTCGTAGCGAAGATCGCAATAAGTTATAATTAATGATTCGGTTAATTACACGGGAATTCTGCATATAGAGAGCCCAAGGATTAATGTTAAAGAACAGCGTAGTGCCTGTTCCCCATTCCTCCTCGTGAATTTTGAGGGGTCTCGAGAAGAAGTTGTCTAACGTAGCATCGCCTAAGTCAGACACACATCTTGTCGGGTCCTCTGCCCCTTCCATGTCATAAAGATATGGATCGGACTGGTCGGAGAATTTTACGTTCTCCTCGACGTTGTCGCTCACGTTCATGAGCCGAACATCGTCGGTTGACCCAGATTGTCGCTTCACACTAGGGTGAAACGTGACATGGTTATGGGCGTACATGTCAAGTTCCGGGGTCTCCACCCCTACCGAATTATCTACATCAACGCTTGGTTTCGGACGGACCAAGTGTTGTATATATGAATATATTAAACAATTACCAACTCTATTTATTTACATCCCACTAACTGAGTCAAGCAGTGGGGCCGTTATTTCTATGCGCGCGGGTACGCTACCTTAAATAAGGTCATCCCTATGTACATAAAGCCTACATATATATGTTCTGGAAAGAACGATAGAAAGTGTAACACATACGTGGTATCCATGTATATACAGATCTCTTCAACTTTACACTGGAACCCCATGGATCTACGGGGTGAGAAGTTTAGCGTCATTCTCGAAGACGGGGTTGAGCAGTTTACACATACTCAGGTGAAAAAGAAGACTACCAGGTCTTGGCATAAGTCTCCTTCCAATCCTCCACTCTGGACAAGTAATCTTTGTCCAGTCCTGCGCAAAATCCATTGATGCCTGCTCGCTTGGCAACCTCAATCATTTGCGCCCGTCGTTTTTCAAACACGTCCTCACCGTGATTGAACCATTCCGATAGTGCGGTATCTATATTCTTCGCTGCGGCTATGTCCTCAGTGTCGGGTGATCCCTTTGATCGCATAAAGCAATGTAACATCTTGAAACAAGATTTGTCCACAAGTGCACCAACATGACAACCAAGCTCTGGATGGTAAACTGACTTTCTCTTCAGAAATTCAAATTCCTCCACTGGTAGAAAATCTAGCAGTTCGCTTTCTTTGTCAGGCATGGTATACTTCTGTCCATATTTTGCCAAGAATTCTGAAGCTCCTTTAATGGTAAAACCATCTAAATCAGGGCTCACAGAACCTATGTTATCATCACCGTATGTCATCAAGGCCACATTGTCACGAAATTTCAAATGTGCGTGATCTGGATTGCTGTAAAAGTAACAGCGTAAATTCAGACTCCCACAAATGCCATTAATAATGACAGTTAGTGAATTACCACTAATATGTGTGCCCTCCGTCAAACCAATCAAATCGCCATTGAATGCTATGATGGAATAGACAATATCACCAACTAAAGCTTCCATGACCCGTAAGTCTTCCTCAGTGTACTCGCACAATTCTGCGCAATCAATAAGAATGCGTAGTGCTGCTATGATTAACTGAGAACACAACTTCTGGTCATAGTTGCCATAGTCTCCACCCATGAGACGATCCTCACCAAACTGAAATACGTGTTGGTGAAACTGTTCCCATTCAGGTCCATGACTATTGATACCAACAGCGCACTCACTAACGAGTGGATTCATCTGCAACACCCTAAGCAGAGGTAAATAGTATTTCCGGATAAGATATGTCAAAGCTATAGAATTCGCATAAAATATGCGACACTTCTTCTTCGACAAAATCTCGTCCTTCTTACACGCTTTAGCTATTGGGTAAGCACGCTCTCCACGTCTGTAACAATCTTCTACACGTTCTATCTCAACCGATATCTCGTCTATAAATTTTACAACCTGGAAGGTGTGCCCACTAGCCAAACGCATTATTTCCTCTGGATCGGGTGGCAAATTCATCTCCTCGTAGTACGCCATTAGGTCATCAACTGTCTTAGCTATGAAAACATACTTAGACTTAGGACCTGATAGTGGATACCCGATAGAAGTATTGAGCTTGATAGCATCAATAAATCTTAATCCTGGAATGCCCGAACAATTCTCCATGTCTGTTAAAGGACGTGTGTTTTTCCACAAGTCACGCTTGAAAATCTCCAAGAGGTCACTTTCGTAGTCTAACACTGCCTTCTTCAGGAATGAATACTCGTAAGGTATAGCAGGAATAGATAGGTTGGCCAAGCAATCTTGGTAACCCTTCCATTCAGGTTTGAACTCAGGTGGTCCATAGATATTCGGAACATCACACACATCCATCACATGTGCACTAATAGGTGTCACTTTGACATCTGTGTGAGATGAAACCATACCTGGACACGAGCCGTAATACTCCACTTGCGTTTCGTGAGGCATATATCTCAGCGGACTCTTGGGGTGTGGAACAGCGTTAGGATCAATAACATTAACACCTAGGACTTGCTTTTCGAATTTTTCACCAGACCCAGTGAGTAAAACTCCTGGTTCAAGGCGAATAGCCCGATAGCCATCCATTAGTTGTTTCTGACTAATAATCCCCGCTACTCCATATCCAGTTCCTTCCACGCCTGCAAGGTGAATGCCCAAAATAACTGAACCAGATGATTCAGAATGTAATGTAGCACCACACATACCAGGAAACGTGTTGGAATCCAAGAGGTAACGTAGACCTGTGTAGGAATACGTATCATCCACGTCCACATCAGCAACTTCACCAGAACCCTTACTAGTTTTGAGAACTCCACTTCTGAACCTATAATTCAGATGAAAGTTTACATTACCAGAAATGTCTTCTAGTGGAAAATGCTTTGTGAGATCGCGAAATGATCCTCCGCTTGTGATATAACAGATGGCTAAGTCGGTACCGGGCACTCTATAAGAAGTTTCTAACTCTATGCGAGAACAAAATTTTCCACCATTAGATGATGAATTCGACTTATAGAATGAACATGCCATGCTAGGACCCACATCATCAAAGTAATGACCTGGGATCAGCACAGCATTAGGCCGGAGTACGAGGCA